AATATGTGTCTGCATTTGTATATCAACGGCTTCCTCATGTTCTTCCCACACAAGACCGTATTTTTTCGCATTGAGTTCGCTCTCGATTTCATTGAGTGCGGTCAGAATGCTGTCATCTTCTGAATGTGCCGTTTTTAACTGTTCCAGAAACGCAAGCATTCTGTCACGCTTCTGCTGTGAAAGATTGGACATTGTTACCCCTCCGTATCATTTGTTTATTGTTTCAATTATACCATATCTCACCGGATAAATCAAGGAATTTTTTCTTTTCAGGTTTTTATATAAAAATCAGCCTGTTCCCCTCAAAAGGAGCAGGCTTTTTTTATTGTCATTTTCCATGCACTTTTCGCAGAAAAACAGCAAAAATCAACTGCTAATCCACTGCTTTCTGACAGCATTTTTCCAACACATGATGATTATAGTACAGTAATCCTCGAAAGCTCTATTTTCTGACATTTTTCCTCTGTCGGGAAATGCTATAATATTTTATATCATCCGACTTGTGGAAATCCATTTTTATAATTGAAGCCTGTGTCTGCTATAGAAACAGGCTTTTTCTTATTTAAAAATACCAGCGTTTTCATACGACAATCCGAGGGTAACGATACGCTAAACAACATCATAACTCCAGACTGGAAAAAGAAGCTAAATTTTCAATACATTCTTTGTTCAAAAAATCAATTTTTGAAAGCAAAGAAAATTTTTTTTACAAAAATTTCGTCCAAATGAATTTTTGATGTCCATTTAGATATTGAAAAGCAAAATTCTGTCCTGGACAAGACATAAAACTATCCACATTGGCTACCCATCAACCATTCAACACCACTTGACAGTGTTGATAATTTACAATCCGAAACGGAAAATTCTGTTCTGCAAGAATTTCACGTTTCCTCAAGTAAGTGGAGGTTTTTATGTCAGAATTATATCAAATTCCTGTGCGGGATTCAAAAAATTCAAATCTCATCAAGTTTATTTCAGTAACAGAAACTATCTATGTTGCCATTAGGCGTGAAACAGGACGTATCCGCAAGAAAGCTCAGAGGCATGGACAGTGTATTTGTCCTAAGAGCTATCGTCGCAAATGTGATGGTAACTGTGATTATTGCCGATTCCACACTTCCGGTGATAGTGATTATTCTTTAGAGCGTGAAATCGAAATTAATGGTGACATTTTTTTTGATACTTGTATAGTAGATGAAAAAGTCATTCAAAAAATTACAGCAGCACAGCAATTAAAGCGTCTTTCAGAATTATTCCCAGAAGCGATAGCAGTAGGAAAATTGCTGGAAATTGGGTTATCAGAACGTGAAAGTTTGAAACAATTAGGATTGAAGCGTTCTACATATCGCTCAAGACTCCAAAAAGTGAGAAAGCAAATAGAAACAGAACTTGGAGAATTATTTTAAATTGTTTCGTCCAAATGCCCTTTTGATGTGCATTTATATAATGAAGGGGTAAATATACACGATAATTCATAAAAATAAATTTGAAAAAGTTTCGTCCAAATGACCTTCCAATGTCCATTTATATAATGAAGGGTAAAATAACCACTTCAAACTTAATTAGAAAGGAGGACAAGCATAATGGCACTCAAAAGCGAACTTTACCAGAGAAAAGTAAATATGCGTGAAAACGTAGATGTTGCATGGCTGATGTCTTTTGCGGCCGAAAAGGATACGGTTGACCCCTGGACTGCAAAACTTCTGAAAAGAGCTTCCGCACTGCTGCGTGAAACGACAGGCTGCTGGCATGACACTCTCGAAGCACTGAAAGATGAAGAATTTGCACACAGCAGTGAACATCTGCTTAGAGCAATCTTTGAAAGAAAGGACGATGATGACGATGACCCCGATGATGAAACTGATTAATGCCCTGAATGCCCTTGTTGCGGCATTGCAGGAAATTGCAGGTGAAGAAACCAAAACCGAAATTGGGCAGTTTGTGGAAATCTACACACCGCCTGAACTCGAAGAAGAATCCGGAAAGCAGGTCGAAAAGGAACAGCCTGCTCCTGTCGAACCGGCGAAAGAAATCACAGTTGCTGATGTCAGAAAGCTGCTTGCTGAAAAGTCACGTATGGGCTACAAAGCCGAAGTGATGGAACTGGTGCATAAGCACGGTGCGGACAAGGTGTCCAGCCTGAAGGAATCGGAATATGCCGCTGTCATGAAGGAGGCTGAACAGATTGGAAAGTAAACATTCTGAACGCTCCCATGCGAAACTGTCTGCCTCATCCAGTGCCAGATGGCTTGCCTGCCCGCCTTCCGCACTGCTCAATGCACAGGTAGCTGATACAGCATCTGAATTTGCAAGAGAAGGCACCTGTGCGCACGAACTTGCGGAATTCAAAGTGAATAAACTCCTCGGACATAACGTCCGTGACCCTACAGAGGATTTGGATTTCTTTGATTCAGAAATGGCAGAATGCACTGACAGCTATGTGCAGTATATCGCAGAAGAAATGGCAGGGTACACACAGCCCGTAGTGATGGTGGAACAGAGACTGGATTTTTCTTCTTACGTTGCCGGAGGATTCGGCACAGGAGACTGTATCCTTGTGGCTGATGAAACGCTGACTGTCATTGACTTCAAGTACGGAAAGAATGTGCTTGTATCAAGTGAGAATAATTCTCAGATGATGCTGTATGCACTGGGTGCATTGGAGTTGTTTGACGGACTGTATGACATTTCTGAAATCAAAATGGTTATCTTCCAGCCGAGAATGGAAAACGTCAGTGAATATACCATAACTGCCAAAGACCTGCTCAACTGGGCAGAACATACACTCAAACCAACAGCCGCACTTGCCGCTGAGGGAAAAGGTGAATTTCAAGTAGGAGAACACTGCCGTTTCTGCAAAGTGAAAGCTACCTGCCGGAAACGTGCCGAATACAATCTGATGCTGGCACAGTACGATTTTGCAATGCCTGCGGAACTGGAAGATACTGAAATTGAAGCGATTCTTGAAAAAGCCGATAAACTGACTTCGTGGGTGAATGACATCAAGGATTATGCTCTTTCTCAGGCACTGGACGGAAAACAGTGGACAGGCTGGAAACTGGTGGAAGGACGCTCCGTCCGCAAATACACAGATGAAAATGCCGTAGCAGAAGCAGTCAAAAGCATAGGTTCAGACCCCTATGAACATAAACTTCTCGGTCTGACTGCGATGCAGAAGCTGCTCGGCAAAAAACAATTTGAAGAACTGCTCGGCGGACTGATTTATAAACCGCAGGGCAAACCAACCCTCGTTCCTGAAACGGACAAGCGTCCGGAATGGAACACAGCACAGAATGATTTCATGGAGGACAATTAACATGGCAAAAAAACTCAATAACCCGACCAAAGTCATTACAGGCATATGCAGATGGTCTTACGTCAATGTATGGCAGCCGAAGGCAATGGAAGAAGGCGGCAAGCCGAAATACAGTGTTTCCTTTATCATTCCGAAAAGTGACACCAAGACTGTCAAGGCAATTCAGGATGCTACACAGGCTGCTTATGAAATCGGAGCTGCCAAGCTCAAAGGCAACGGCAGAAGCATTCCGCCGCTGTCAGCAATCAAGACAAGTCTCAGAGACGGCGATGTAGAACGTCCGGACGATGAAGCCTATGCAAACAGCTATTTTCTGAACGCCAATTCCGTCACACAGCCCGGAATTGTAGATGCTGACCGTCAGCCGATTCTTGACCAGAGCGAAGTGTACAGCGGTGTCTACGGCAGAGCCTCTCTCAATTTTTATGCATTCAACAAAAACGGAAATAAAGGCATTGCCTGCGGACTGAACAATCTCCAGAAAATCCGTGACGGAGAACCGCTTGACGGTCATACCCGTGCGGAAGATGACTTTGCTGATGACGATGATGACGATTTTCTCGATTAAATAACGGAACAGACGGGCGGGCGTTTGCGGTATATGCCGTGGGTGGGATGATGAAATGATGACTGAAAATATAATTCATGAAATTCTGGGAGAGGATGCTCCCGTTATGACAAGCGAAAACACAAACGAAATTATCGCAACACTTCAGTATGTCCTGTATCTCTGCTGTACAGAGCGTGAACGCAGTTTCCTTTTGATGCGGTACGGTAAAAATATGACTTACTATCAGATTGCAGATGAGGCATTTCTCTCAGCAGAAAGAGTACGTCAGATTATTACAAAAAGTCTGAAAAAGATAAGCGGCTATCGGGAAATGCTGAAATTTGGTCTGAATGAGTGGCATATGAATGAAATTCGGAAACTGGAAGAACAGTATCATTCTGAAAATATTTCTGAAACTTATGCACAATTTATCTGGCTTGAAGATTTGAATCTTTCTCCCAGAGCCTATAACTGGCTGCGCCGTGCTGAAATTCACAGTCTTGCTGAACTGACACAGCGGACAACAGAAGAAATCAGCAGAATCAGAAATCTGGGTGAAAAAACTGTTGCTGAAATTATAGACAAGGTGCATTCCTACGGCTTGAAGCTGTTGGATGAACCGTGAAAAGAGGAGAAAAATGGAATGTATTACAATTGATATCGAAACACGGAGTGACCGTGATATTATGAAATCCGGTGTGTATGCCTATGCAGATTCTCCTTATTTTGATATTCTGCTGTTCAGCTATTCCGTTGATGGCGGAGCTGTGCAGGTGATTGACCTTGCGAACGGTGAAAAAATACCTGATGAAATTCTGAAAGCATTCACTGATGAAAATATCATCAAACAGGCGTTTAATGTCAATTTTGAACGTGTATGCCTGTCAGTATATGTGCAGCGGAACTATCCGCAGTATTTCAAGGGTTACGGTTCTGATGAAGATACTGTCGGGAATTATTTTAATCCTGCCGGATGGCACTGCACTATGATACACAGCCGTTATTTAAGCCTTCCATCTTCTTTGGCGGAAGTCGGCAGAGTCCTGAAAATTCAGGAGCAGAAAATGGCAGAAGGCAAGTCTTTAATCAAATTTTTCTGTGTTCCCTACAAAACAGATGACAATGAACCCGAGTTTCATAATCCGGTGCTGTATCCTGACAAGTGGGAAACTTTCAAGGCATATAACAAGCGTGATGTGGAAGCAGAAATGGAAATTGACAGAAAACTTGTGAAATACCCTGTTCCGGATTTCGTCTGGGAAGAATTCTATATTGACCAGAAAATCAACGACAGAGGTATCCGCATTGATTTGCAGCTTGCTCAGAATGCCATTGCTTTGGATGAACACATCAAAGCTGAATTATCAGCGGAAATGTGCAGGCTGACAGGTGTGGAGAATCCAAATTCCGTGTACCAGCTTCTGAAATGGCTGGAAGAACAGGGATATTCCTCGGCATCCCTCGGAAAGGAAGAAGTCGCTGAACTGCTCAAAACCGCCGAAGAACCTGTCAGAAGTGTGCTTGCACTCCGTCAGCAGTTAGCAAAATCCTCCGTGAAAAAATATACAGCCATGACAAATATGGTCTGCTCCGATGACAGGGCAAGAGGTACATTCAGTTTTTACGGAGCATCCCGCACAGGGAGATTTTCAGGCAGAAATATACAGCTCCAGAACCTTCCGCAGAATCACATTCCTGACCTTGCAGGAACGAGAGAAATTATCAGAAGCGGTGACTTTGAACTGGCTGAAATGCTCTTTGACAATATTCCTGATATTCTTTCACAGCTCATCAGGACGGCACTTGTTCCGAGAGATGGTTATAAATTCATTGTAGCAGATTTTAGTTCGATTGAAGCCAGAATTTTGGCATGGCTTGCCGGAGAAACGTGGAGAATGCAGGCTTTTGCAAGAGGTGACGACATTTATTGTGCATCAGCATCAAAGATGTTCGGTGTACCCGTTGTCAAACATGGTATCAACGGACACTTGAGACAAAAAGGCAAAGTAGCAGAACTTGCCTGCGGATATGGTGGCTCGATTGGTGCAATGAAGGCAATGGGAGGTTCTGCAATGGGACTTTCCGATAAGGAACT